GTCTCACATGGCTATCGGTAGTGGAACTGCGGCAGCTAATGCGAACAATACAACACTTGGTAATGAGCTGGGTCGAGCTGGATCACCACTATTTTCATTCCAAGCATCGGGTAATATTATTACAGCTACTGCAACATTCGTGGAAGGTGTTGGTACCGGGGCTATCTCAGAAGCCGGTATCTTCAACGCATCGTCTGGTGGCACTATGTTATGCAGAACAGTGTTTCCTGTTGTAAATAAACAAGCTAGTGATACAATCGCAATCACTTGGACAATCACTATTTCTTAAGGTTTATCCATTATGACATCATCTATTCTAAAAGACACTTTTCATAACACCATTGCTGATAGTGTCTATAAAGAAGCGATGACTGGTGTTGCGAAATATTACTATTATTTGGGCCGCACTACACCATGGCTAAATGATCTTTCCCCTGAGACACCCGTGGAAAGTGTAGCCTATGATCGAGCAATCCGTAATGACATCATTATGGTTAAAGAAATCAAGCCGACTGAGATTTCATATGTCAGTCGGAGAATTGATTGGGTTCAGGGTGAGGTGTATGATGAATATGATGATCAATATAGTACAGAAGTTCAGGGTATTGATCTAATTAATGGTGGATCGGGTTATTCAATTGCGCCAAAAGTCTATATTGGCTCTACAGAAGCTCAGACTTGGCAACCAAATACCATCTATGAAGGATTGGAACTGCTATCGGTTGATGGTAGATATTATATTGTTGATAGTGGTGGCATTAGCGGCGATCAGAGTCCTTCACATACGAGTGGTATAGTATCAAATGGGTCAACTCGGTTACGGTCTGTGCTCGTTTCTGACGGTAATGGGTTTGGTGCCACGGCTGTTTGTAGTGTGTTTGATGGATTCATTATTGATGTTCAAGTTATCAATCGAGGCTTTGGTTATACTGCGCACCCATCGGTTATTTTTGCTGGATCATCGGGTTCTGGCGCAGAAGCCAGATCTGTTATAACATTTGGCTCTAAAACGAATGCACAAAGACTAGAGAATACAGATTCATATGTAATGACAGATGAATTTTATGTATATCAATGTCTACATAATAACAATGGTGCCGCTTCTACAGTAAAGCCGACCGGCACTAGCCCAAATCCATTCAAAACAAGTGATGGTTATATTTGGAAACTTTTATACATGATCCCTGTTTCAATGAGAAACAGATTCGTGACTTCGACCTATATACCCGTGGTTTCGGCTCTATCAAATCAGTTTTATTCTGCTGGCTCTATTCAGAACATTTCTTTGATTAATAGAGGGTCTGATTATACATCGGCAACAATATCCATTACAGGCGATGGTCATCTAGAAAGCAACCCCTATTATCTAATTGGGGCAAATATTATAGCAGGCGGTACAAACTACACATCATCACCAACCATTAGCATTCAACCACCATTTTCTGGTGCTCAGTTATGGTCATCTGGTGGTTTGGTATCAGTAGGTTCTAAGGTTAGACATCTAAACAAAATTTATGAGGTTGTCAAGTCTGGTTCACTTGGAACAACTGCTCCTACCCATCGTGAGAAAAATATAGCAAATGGAACAACAACGCTAACATATGTCGGCGAAATACCAACCGCAACTGTTACCGTTGTTGGTGGTGAAGTGACAGATTTCACTCTTTATGGCGATATCGCAGAAATCAATGTCTTAAGCGGTGGATCGGGTTATATCAATCAGCCTAATGTGTATATCACTGGCGGCGGTGGGTCTGGTGCTACAGCAATTGCTACCATTGATAATGGGTCTGTACAAAACATTATTATTTCCAATAGTGGGGATGATTTTACTACAATTCCATCAATAACAATTGGTGATCAATGGCAAGCAACCCAGTCTGTTAATGTCAACGATCAGTATTTTTATGGTGATAATCTATATACTGTAACAGTCGCTGGAACAACTAGTTCGACACCACCAACACACACGATTGGATCTGCTTCAAATGGAACAGCTACATTTGAGTACGCTGGTAAAAGAGCAACAGCGACTGCCCGCATTAAATTTGGGGCTGGTTATTCTTTCTCACCAACAGTTGAAATTACAGACGGTAGTTTTACAGAATCGGCAATCGTTAAAATCCAATCTGTCAAATCTGAAGCTAGATTGGTCCCAATTATTCAGGACGGCGAAATTGTTGCTGTAAATATTGTTGACGGTGGCATTGGTTATACGTATGCTGTATTGGGTGTTACTGGTGATGGTGAAGACGCTGAATTGGTCGCCAATCTGTCGATTGGTGATATAAATTCTCTCCAATCGACTATAGAACTTTTAACTGTCGATGGTCAGATCGTTAATATTCCAATCGTATCATCTGGATACGGATATGGTAATGCAACGGTTATTATTGATGGTGATGGCACCGGTGCCACAGCTGAAGCCGTTGTTAATAATGGTCGAATTGTCAAGATCAATGTTACTAACTACGGCCAGGGTTATAGAAACGCCAGAATCATCATTAACGGCAACGGTTATGGGGCTAAAGCGAGAGCGGTGTTATCACCATACGGCGGATTTGGAAAACAAGCTATCAAGGCTTTGAATGCTAGAACTCTGATGTTTGTATCAAATGTGTTTTTGGACACAAATCGGGGGTTTGCACTAGACAATGACTATCGACAAGTTGGTATCATAAAGGGCCTTAAGAAATATGAATCTACGCTGTCTCTTACCCAACAACTGGCGACTCCATGTTGGGTTTTAGATAGCCAAGTCGATTTAACCAATTTCAATACTGATGATATTATTACGAACGCTAATGGCGATAGATTTAAGATCGTGTCAAAGGCTCAGAGATCTATGCTGGTGTCATCATTAGATAATGCAAAACCCAGTGTTGGTAATATTCTTTCTCTTGGTGTATCTTCTTTTATAGTCACAGCCGTTACTGCTCCAAATGTTGATAAATATTCTGGTGATATGCTATTTGTTGATAATAAATTTGCATTTGTACCATCATCCGAACAAAGGGTGACATTGAGAACAGTAATAGAGTTTTAATTGGATTTTAGGACAATCAAATGATCGACTTTTCAGTTGCGCCGTATAATGATGACTATAATGAGAATAATGGATTTTATCGCATATTATTTAGACCGGGACTCGCGGTTCAGGCTCGCGAACTAACTCAACTACAAACGATTCTTCAGAATCAGATCAAGCGACACGGCGAGCATACATTTGAAAATGGTGCAATGGTCATCCCGGGTCAAGTAGGCTATGATCTAGAGTATCATTATGTGAAAATCGAATCGACATATAATTCTCAACCAGTATCATTGTATCTAAACGCACTCATTGGAAAAACTCTAGTCGGTCAGACAACTGGTATTAGGGCTATAGTTGTCAATAATGCTGAGCCGACTGAAACTGATCCAACTACTCTATATGTAAAATATTTAGACTCCGGCACATCTGGCGAAACTAAAACATTCACTGATGGTGAGATTCTAACAAGCGATGATCTGGCTTATTCTGTCCAAGTCTTACCACAGATTGTGGGTCAAGACGTAACTGGTAAAGCGTCTGCTGCATCAATTCAACGCGGTGTTTACTTCGTTAATGGTCATTTTGTTTTAGCCGATGATCAGACAATTATTCTAGACAAATATTCAAATTCGCCGTCATATCGAATCGGGCTTCGTATTGATGAGCAGATTGTTGTACCAGAAGAAGATCAATCTTTATTGGACAATGCTCAGGGTAGCTATAACTTTTCGGCACCAGGGGCTCATCGATATTATATTGGTCTAGAGTTGACTAAACTACCGCTTGATTCTACCACTGATTCTAATTTCATTGAGTTGCTGAAGCTTACTAATGGTGAGATCCAACGAATCGTCAATAAGACCGAATACTCGGTTCTAGAGAACACGCTCGCTCGTCGTACATTTGATGAATCTGGAAATTATACGGTTCGACCATTCATTGCAGACATTAGAGAACATCGTAATAATGATCGGGGTCAATGGCTAGCTAATACACAATATCTAATTGGTGATATTGTGTCTAATAACAACATTCTTTATGTCGCTAAGAAGAATGGCATATCATTAAACACAGCACCAGTTCACACAAGCGGGTCCGCATTTGACGGTCCTGGTAATACCGGTGTTGAATGGGAATATGATCAGAACCCCGTTTATAACCGGGGCATCTATAAGCCTGAACAGGGTGGTTCTGAGTCAAAGTTAGCTGTCGGTCTATCACCTGGTAAGGCTTATGTTCAAGGTTATGAAATTGAGAAAGTTTCAACTGAATATGTTGCTGTAAATAAAGCCAGAACCGAAGTCCAGGTCGACAATGCCGTTATCCCAGCAACTGTCGGTAACTTTGTTTTGGTTACCAATGTCAGCAATTTGCCGCCAGTTAATTCATTTGCGACTATCACACTCTATAATAGACTGATTTCAGTAAATGGAACAGCACCAGCTGGCGCAACTGTTGTTGGTACAGCACGGGCCAGATTTATTGAGTGGGATAATGGTACTATTGGAACTTCTTCAGCTATCTATAAGCTAAGCTTATTTGATATTAGACTAAACGCTGGGTTTAATTTCAATCGGGACGTGAAATCATTTGTATTTTCTACCGGAGATGCTGGCACCTCATTCACAGCTAATATTGCTCCGATTGAGACTAGACTGATCGGTTCGGCCACAGCCGCTGGGACAACAGTGACTGGTTCGGGTACCTCGTTTGTTACTGATTTAAAAGTTGGCGACTATGTGTCATTAGGTGGTAATTATCGACGAGTTGTGACGATTGTGTCTCAAAACTCAATTACAGTCGATTCGTCAGTGACTGTAACTGGATCAACTATCACTCGACTAAGTACGACCATTCGTGAACCAGAAAATCTTTCTCTAGTATTCAGATTCCCATATGATGCAATCAAAACGGTTCGGAGTGCTCTAAATACAAACGACACAACATACACTGTATATGAGCGGTATAGCGGAACATCTTCTGCCGCATCTGGTGGATCTTGTACTTTAACTCTGTCAACCACCAATGGTACCTTTGCATCGGCGGCCGAGACAGACAACTATATTGTAGTTGATAATAGTGTGGGAACTGGCGGCTCTGTAATTCAACCAACTAATATCAATATTAGTGGAACCAATGCTGTATTCACTTTACCAGACACATATGCATCAAAGAGTATTGTTGTTATCGCTGCTGTAAATAAGAGTGGTTCTACTCTAACTGAGAAAGATAAGACACTTAGTGCCGAAACAGTAATTACTAAAACCACTATAGCCGATGCCACGGCTAGTGAAATTCTCCTGGGTAAAGCCGACTGCTATCGACTATTCTCGGTTAAGATGAAGACCGGCACCTTTGCTTCACCCGGAGCAACATACTCAATTGATATCACTGAACGGTATGAATTTGATAATGGTCA